AGCATCATTAGAATCTTTAAAAATAAGCGGAATTGTATGATCCGACCTTCTTTGAAGCGTAAAATTATATATCCCAGGTTCGATTGCCATAATTACAATTTAATTATATACATCATAGCTATATTTCTTGGTCTATTTTCAGAACTATTACCTGTTCCACCTTGGTTGCCAGTGTTTCCACTTACACTAATATTATTCATACTTACAGTGTGATCGTGTGACGCATTAATATTTAAAGTACCAGTTGTAGAAGTATCAGGATTTCCTGGTGTTAACGAACCATTTTGATTTGCACCCTTGGAAAAAACACCAGTTGGTGAAGGTGCTTGTGAAAAAGTTTCAGATATTTGAAATGCTTGACCAGTTAATGACTTGTTAGATGTAGTGGCCGAGCCAGTTCCGTTTGAAGCAGAAAAACTATGATTATGTTGCTGCATTTGACTACCTTGAACATCATTTACACTGCTTCTACCACTGTCCACACCTCTTGCTCCTCTACTACTTGCAGTTCCACCATAATTATCTAAACCTCTTATAAATTCTCCTCGTAAATCTGGAACTTGAAAACTACCTCCACTACCTCCATAAGTGTATTCAATAGCATCAAATAAAGCTGCATATATACCTCCAGTTGAATAAGTAGCTCCATCACAGGGTACATAACCTGTAGGTGCAGCAGCTAACATGGCTACACAGAATATTGCACCTGTTGGTACAGCAGTTGCCCAACTTAAAACTCCAGACCCATTTGTACTCAAAACTTGTGTATCACTTCCAGCAGTGGTGGGTAAAGTTAATGTGTAATTATTTGAAGTGCTATTACTTGCTTGTATTCCTACATAACGATCATTACTATTTCTATACAAACGTAAATCATCTTGACCTAAAATACTTAAACCATCTGCATCAAAAAATGCTGTTTGTGTACCAGCAATCGTAATTCCTAATTGATCTGAATTTCTCCTATATAAACCTGTAGTTGAGTCTCCTACTGTTAATGAAGGACTACCAACCGCACCAGTACTTAAAGTCAAAGCACCTGACATTGTACCACCTGTTTTTGGTAGCAAACCTAGATTATCTTGATCTAAATTTCCTACTTCAAAAAATGTAGCACTAGCGGCAGCACTGTTACCACTTGTAGATCTTATTAATAATTTTTTTGGAGTTGTAGAACTATCAGCTACAAATTCTGCTGGAAGGATAGTTCCTGCTGAATCTTTTGCTCCAAAATTATTTGAAGCTACTGCTGCAATAGTATTTTCAATATCAGTTCTTACTACTTGACCTGATGCGTTATCTATATTTTTATTACCAACTTGAAAAGATGTCATTTAAATAATCTTTTTCTCCATATTACACCCCTTTACCATAACCGACAGCTTGGAATGTAAATTCTCTATTTACAAAATTTGTATCAGTATTTTGCATTATCTTAATTGTAAACCCTGTACCAGATATGTTAGAAAGCTGAAAAAAATCTCCACCTTCGGCATTTTGAATTGTAATACCAATACTAGGTAAAAACGCAGTTGTTGACCCACCTAAAAGAGATGTTCCAGTAAAAAATGGGTTTGCAAAAGTTACTGCTTTACCAGAAGCAGATGTACCAGACTCAATTTTGGCTGTGCTAACTTCGTTATTATCATCTATGTATTTTCTTTCTGTTCTCGATTCAAAAGAAGCAAACATTCCAAGCTGTTGTACTGAAATATTATGTGCAGAAGATTCAGATTCAACATCTAATCTGAATTGGAAACCTCGTCCTTTGTATGTTCCATTTGCAAATGTATTAAAAGGTTTTCCAGTAAAATCAGATAGTTGATAGCTTGAACCGTTACTTGGTGCTGAAGATGTAGACCTTACTTTCATTAATGCACTTACGTCATCAACTTGTGGACCGTCAAATTCACCATCAGTAGCATAGTCATCCCAAAAAGTTCCTGCTGGTATTAATTGATCTATAGTGTTTACAAAAGCAAAAGTACAGGCTGAAGAAGATATAGTTGCTGATGCTGTAGATGTAATTTGAAAAGTATTTGTTGTAACTGAGCCATTATTTATTCGATAAACACCACTAGCACCGCCTCCAGCTACAGCTACAAAATTTATATAGTTACCTTGAGATCTGCCATGATTATTAGAAGTTATTGTTATTGTCGTTCCAGATTGGGTATATGCTGCTGTAACTGTTTCGCCACCTTCTGCAAATCCAATACTCTGTATTAATCTTTTTAAACTAACAGAAAACACATTCTTCAAATCCATAATAACTGCAAAGTCGTATGTTCCTGTAAGACTATTTGCGGTATCTGTTAGTTGAAGAGCATCACTTACAATAGATAGATTAGTTTTTGTACCTGCAAATCCACTTGGAGTATCTGTATCTTCTCTATCTTCAAGTATTCTAATACTGTCAATTACATCAGGTTCATCTAAAATTATGCTTGTTTCATCTTCAGAAAATCTTGATCCATCATCTTGAAATTTTAAAATATATTCGCCCTCTAAAGACGGCACATCTGCCATTGTTGAGTTTCCAGCCAAAGCAGGTACCAAATCAACAGAGTTTTGAAATGTCCCTGTTCCGTCTGTTTTATTACTATGTCTTACATAGACTCTTCCACCATGTATAACATCTGCATCTGTGGAAAGATCCCATCTTAATCGCACTAATTTATCTGTAAGAGGTTCTAAAGATAGATTTTGTACAGGACCAGGTTTTGCAGTTTTACCTATTGCAACAAAACTAAGAGTAGACGGAGTTGTTGATAATGTTAAAGCAGCGTTATACGAATAAACTCTAAATTCATAATCACCAGCAGCACTATCAAATATTTCAAAATCAGGTCTAAAAACATTAACACTTGTCCAGTTTGCTCCGTTATAACGAAACTGAACTAAATATTGTTGAACACCTGTTACTACTTGCCAAGATAATATTATTTTTGTTGTAGCTACATTATTTATAACGATAGTTATTTCTTGAGCACTTAAACCACTTGGAGGGTTTTTAGGTTCATTTAATAAGGAAATATTTCTTTCTGGTAAAGCATCGTTTGTCTCTATGTTTGCATATTTGCCAGGAACATAAGTCAAAGCTGTAACTGCATAATTTATACCATCTTTCTCTTCTACTGTTATTACTCTAAATGTTTGCGGTTCTAATGTTGAACTAGAAATCAACCATAATGTATTTTCATTTGGCGTTTCAGTAAAGGGAGAAGAAACAGTTATAACCGATCCACTAATGCTGCTAATACTTTGTGGTTCCACGGAGCCACTGGGTAAAAGTAAACTCAATGTTTGATCTGTTCCTGTTACACCGCTTAAATCTTGGTTATCATCAACAGTAATTTCTGTTTTGGCATTATTTATCGACTTTAATCTGCCTGATCTTCTGGAAGAAGCTCTTACTGGATCATTTATAGATATAACATTTCCTGGCCTTATTAATGCACCTGCATCTATTGATGTTGTAAAACTAACCACTTCAGATTCTTGTTCTTCAGAAAAAACTATTGCTTTTGCTAATCTTCTTGCTTGTGTTCTTGATGTACAACCAAAAGCTTTTACTGTCTTTTTTACAACACCTAATTTATTGACTCTTGCAACTTGAATAGGATCATCTGGATCATCACCATATACTTCATAATCTATTTCTTTACTATCCATATTAAAATAGCTAACAGCAACAATCGAATGTCGTTGTTTTAAACTGCTTCCAGAATACGAAAATCCAGCTTCAGTTACGTTGGACAGACTAAATAAAAAACTTGGATCTGTTGGAGCGTCTTGTGAAATTGTGATTGACCCAGATTCCCAAATAGGAAACGCTCTCATAACCCCAGATAATTCATTAATTAGTTTAAAAGCCTCTGTTGACCCTTGTATGTTGACATTACAACTAAATCTGGGCTCAGTAACATTGTTATCAGTTATAAGAGTATTCGCATATTTAGATGCCTGTACAAAACTAAATAAATCTAAATCGCTGTCACTAATATGATCTCCTAAACCATACCTTTGGGTAGTTAAAACGTCTAGCAATATCATGGCAGGACATGAACACCAAACGGCAGCACCCATTGTTCCATTAAATATATAATTGGGTGGATATATTATTCTGCCCGTAGCTGTATCAACTTGTGGTGTTCTTGATTCTACACTTCCACCTCCTGCACCTGTTCCTGGTATTCTTACTTTTATACCACGAATACGAAAAGACCTTTGAGGTACAGAACTAAATTGTTCAGAGCTTAATCTTAATGTTGAATATGCAGAGTTGGGATAATCTCTTTGCTCGTCAACTATTTCTTCAACTCTGGTAACTTGAAAAGTATCACTAACAACTGTTAAATCCGTAGAATCATCTGTTACTCTCTCTACCTTTATTGCTGCTTGAGTATAGTTAGATGGTGTTAAATCTATTCTAAATTCTCTTGAGTAAGGATCAACTGTTCTACCTGTAATAGTTTCTTCAATTCTAGTTTCAAAATTACCACCATTTATTTGTCTTTTAATTAAGTACTTAACTGATGTACCTAAAATATCTCCATTAGTTTCAAACTTTTGAAGAGTGTTAAACGTAATTGTTACCTCAACTGCATCTTTACCAGTAGTAATATTTTGACTCGTAAAAGGTGTACCCTTAGAAACAGGAACACTTTGAGAAAGTATAGAGTTAGCAGTTTTCTTAAAACCAGGAACGTGTGATTGATTACCTGTACCAAAACGAGGTGTAAATGTTACGTCTTGAAAATTAAAATCACTCTCTCCTAAATTACTTATTTTCGCAGCAAAAGCAGAATTAGATAATGTTGTATCTACACTAATAATAGGAGTATTATTTAAAAATATATCTGCTAGACAAGCATTATTATAATTAGAATCATTTCTTGCAATACCTTTTTTAGAAGGAGTAGCCCATCCTTCGATTTCACCTTCAGACAGCAAATCTTGAACAGTAGCAAATTCTTTACTATTTAAAGTATCTTCTGCTCTTACGGGTTGTCTAGGTTCTGGTGGTCCTTTTGAACCTCTAATTATTTTACTCATTGTTAATCAGTTGCAGTAACATCATTGGTGTCAATTCCTGCTGAAATTACAACCGATCCAGTTACAATTTCACCATAAACTAAAGGTATAGTGGTTCCTGCTCTACTTGTATTTTGAACACCAGAAAAGCTGAATGATATTCGTGGATCTTCTTCGTCTTGAAATTGAGGTATTTTTGGCAAAGGAAACAAAATGTCTGAAACACCTTGTAAAACTAACGAAGCTCCTACAGCACTAAAAAAGTTACCAACACCAGCACCAAATCCTGTAACTACACCTCCTGTAAGTTCTGCTCCTGCTTTACCAAACATTCCAGCACCAGGAAATAAAAAGGAGGCTCCTATTAGTAATCCTCCTAATAAAAACTTTCCTGTATTTCCACCAGCACCAGTTATTACGGGAACAATACTTATATCTGCTCTACCAATAGGATTGTGTATATCGTCTTTACCTATTTCATAATCATCAACTATAACTTTGTAGTATCTTTGATTCATGTGTGCCTGTAATCCATCAAAATTAGTTACTAAAAACCTAACAGCATCAGCAGTGGAATTTACAACAGCATCTAATTCTTTATGACCTATAAAGTCAGCTAGTTCTCCATAAAGTTTAACTTTCTTGAGCATAGCGATACCTCTTACCAGTACATTTTAACAACCATTCAGAGTAAGGCTCTCTACAAGATAGTCTATCTGCTAAATGATGTAAAACCATATCTCCTAAGAAAATCGCCACATGATTTAAAGTTGGATACATAATAGACATCAACAATACATCTCCTTCTTTTAATGGTTCGTCTGATCTGAGTTCTCTAAAACCTGTTCGCCATGCGTAACTTTCAAATAATGGATCAAATAAAAATTCATCTGCTGTCATTGTTCTTTCATAATCTTTTAAAATAATTCCTTTTTCTTTCTTGTAGTAATCAACAACTAAACTCCAACAATCAGTGACACCCCAAACCCATTGCCTACCCAATAAAGGTGCTTCATATCCTGTTGGTTCAACATAAGCCCACTGTTCTGTTGTTGGATTGACAATATACCACGGTAATTTACTCTGCTCACAACTAACTTTATCTGCTTGACTTGGATCTGGAGTAGATACGGGATGGCTATGAATAATTGCAGTTATTTCACCAAGATTATCTGCTTTTACATAATCCTCTGGATTTAAAATAAAATGTTGATGTGATGTAATTGCTAAATTTTCACAAGGATAATATCTTTCTTTGCCTCTAATATTTAAAAGTAACCCTACAGATTCTTTAGGATTTTGGTCTTTCGCATGAACCAATGCGTCATCTTTCCAACTCATTGAACAAACGTACCAATGCCAGGAAAATCTACCCTAGTGCATTGTCTTTTTGGTAGTTTTACACCCGCTAAATCTGTGGGTGCTGCTAATTCAAATTCTACTACTTCTCTATTTTCAGCCGATTTTCTATCTATTAAATATTTTTGCCTTCTAAATTCAGCAGTGGGATCTGGTGTTCCAAAAGGATTAGAGTTACTTGGAAAGTTTACAGCATCAATAAATCTTGCCATTGTTCTTATCCGTGTGACAGTAGCACCTGTTAAATCATTTCCTGCTGTTGTTTGATTAACAGTTACAAGAATAGCTGATATTGTTCCAAAAGCATTACTTATTGTAATTTTGGGTCTAGGAATTTGACCTTTTTGATATGCAAAACCTGTTGCTTCTATAGGAAATCTTGAATAAGAATTACCAGCCCATACTATTTCACCGTTTGCATTAAGATTAGAACCTGCATGAAATCTATAAACAGTATTCGCTCCGTGAAAACTAGAACTTAATTGAAGTGTAAAGAGTTCTATAATTGCAGATGGATTTATTGGTTGTAGATCACTAAATACAGCACTTAAAGATACATATTGAACATTATTATCATAAACAGTTACTCCAACTGTTTTAGGCCAGCTTGGTTCGCTACTGCCTGTAGTACCAGCAGATGTTACCTTAAAAAACATTCCAGCTAATCTTTTATCAGTAGTAGGAGCAACTATTGTATTAAGAGATAAACTAGCACCAGCAGACCAAACAGTTGTCACGGTTCAAATACCTCTCTAAATGTTGCCTGTACTGTTGCCCTGTTTAAATATGGAATTGATTTAGACCATGACTCACATACAAACTTAGATGAACTAGCTTCTCCTGGTGGAGTAAAATCAAAACTAGCACTATCATTTGCTCTTGCATCTAAAAATGTTTCAATAGTATCTGCATCTGTTTCTGACACATTAAAAGTAAAGTTAAATATCTTTGGATTTTGATGTTGAGCCAATCCAAACAATATTCTATGTTCATAACCATCAGCAAAACGAACTGTTCTAGTATTTGGTGCGGATCTTTTTTGCTGTCCGTATGTTGGAGTAATTGAAGGAAAAGTAGCCATTATGCAAGTAAACCTCCAGGTCTTTGTTGCTGTACTATTTCAGATTGTACAGCAGCAGAAATAAGCAGACCAAGTTCTCTGCCTCTTTGTTCATCACCTTCAACTGAAGATCCAGAAGCATCTACATTTACTACAACATTTGTAGAACCACCAAGAGCATGATTTGGTGTAATCATTCCAGAAGATCTAGGAGTAAATAATTCTGGTCCACGTTCTCCGACCATATAGGTCCCTCCAGCTTTTACTGGACCTCCATCGGCTCTGCCTCCGAAAAATCTACCTATACCTCCAGGTAGACCAGTGAGAAAAGCATTTACACCATATTCAATAAGAGATCTTTGTATCTGAGAAAATACACTACTAGCAACCTCTCCAAGAGTTCTAGTTCCCTGGATTGCACCTTCAATAGCATCAACAAGACCTGTTTCTATGCTTGTGGCTATAGATCCGTATAGATCAAGTGTTCTTTGTAATGAGTTTCTTAATTCAAGACTATCCGCTATTTGCTCTTCCATTTCTTTGGTTATGTCTTTTAGAGGAATATCCATTTCTTTTGCTATACGGAGTTTTTCTTTTTCTACTTCTGCTGCAAAACTACCTAGCTGTATTTGATTCTGCATATTTGTGTTCTGTGCTCTTATAGCTTTTGTAGCTAAATTAAACTGATCCGTTCTAAGTTGAGCTAGTTCAAGTGACTCTCCTTCCTTAACTAACTGATTTTCTATTTCAAATATTTGTTTCTTTAATCTTCTTCGCTTGTGTTCATTCTGTTTACTACTACTAATTCCCGCTAATTGTTCTCTTAAGGTGTTTAATTTATCTACTTGTGGCCCACCTTCAGCTTCAGCTAATGTTAATAATTCTGCTCTACTTCTTTGGTTTTCTCCTGTAATACCGTTTATAGCGTTAGCAAAGAATTTAAAGAATGGAGCTAAAGCAGCTTGCATTTTAGCCATTGCAACTTTGAAGGAGTTTCCGAGCATACGACTAGCCTTGGCAAACTCTTGGACATTCTTTACTCCTTTCTCACCTATTGCTTGATTCATCTTTTCTGTTGCTGCTGCTAATGCAGCGTGTCTACCCTCAGACTTTTCAAGAATTTTTAGTCTTTCAGCTTCTACCGTTCCAGCTATACCTGATGAAACTATAAGTTGCTCAATATTTGGATTTAAAATGTTAAAGGCATCACCTAGTGTGTTTATGTTGGTAACTAATGTTTGGATTTGTGAAAGTACAGCAGTTGCAACTAGACCTCCTGCAAATCCACCCATCTGTCCTCCTAGTTTTCCACCAATAGCACCACCAGCAGCACCAACAGCACCACCAAGTAAACCTTGTCCAAATAATAGTGGAAATGCACCACTAATTAATGCACTTGCAAGTGCACCGCCACCCCCTCCTCCTGGAGCCACTCCCTTTCCAGGAAGCATTTGCCCCATAGGACTAAATTTCAGAGGTGAGCTAGGTCCTAAAGGTATCTTTGAAGTAGGTCTAAGTCCTTTTGTTGACTCCTTTTTAGATAAAGCAAGGCTTTCCTTTTTTAACTTATTTGTTTTTGTTAACTCCTTATTAATATTTTTTTGTGCTCTTTCTTGCTTTATTAGTAATGCAGCTTTATCTCTTTCGTTCTTTAGTAGTGTTTTAGAATCGCCCTTTTTTCCCTGTGCTAAAGCGTTTAGCTTGCTTATTCTTCGCTCAAGATTATTTATCTGCTGGTTAATCTTCTGGACATTCAGCTTTATATTAACTTCGTAATTAGAGCCAGCCACTAATTTAGATAAAACATTGTTCTTAGTTTAGCGTACCTTACGATATTGAGCTTT